CCAGAAGGTAGACGAGAAAGAATTCCTAGACGCGCTGCTAATTTATCTAGGAAATAAGGTGTCACTTCTACCAGAGTTGGCCGCTATCTTACCTGTTAATAAAGTGTTGCTTTTCCTCAATGTATTTGCAGGACAGAAGTTGATTATTCCCGAAAAAGTAATAGTAGAGGAGGGACTTAAAGATATTTCTATTTATTTTTCTTTAATATTAAATCCGTCTACGGAAGAAGTAATGCGCCTTGCCCGTATGCATAACTTGACACCCCAAACTATTAGAGGAGCAGTAGAAAAGATTTCTACCTTACTAGATAAGCCAAATCCCTTGAAAAACCAATAGTTTTCCTTTTTTATGAGTTCTTTTTTTACATTATAGACATGGTGAAGCTTATTAAACTAATAGAAACGGAGTTCATGGGTCAGACTGACCCTTCGAACTATTTTGGTCCGGAAATTAATAAGTACGGGGTTGTAATAGACAACCGAGACGAAGTTACACATACTCCGGAAACCGATGCCGAGCGAAAGAAAAGGGATAAAGAAGAAGAAGATCTTCTAGACCCCACAGTTGGTCCTACCGGCGAAGTTAAGACCAAAAAGAAGAAAAAGAAGAAGAACGGCGAAGAATCCGAAGAAGAAGACGACAAAGAAAAGGTAGAAGAAAGCGCAGAATCTGATATTGAATTAGAGGCTCTTTTAATGGACCCGGAGATCAGGGAACTTCTAAAGAAATTTCTTGAGGGTGTGCAATCTCCTATAGGAGAAGACTATGAAACTATGGTTCGTACTCTGGCGTCCGATTTACTAGAAACAGCCGTAACCCATGAGGGTGAGGTTGAACCAATATCTTCTGATGCTCTAAGAGAGCTAAATAAATTCCCAAAGCCTGATATGGAAAAGGGAATCTCTACCGAGATGGAACACACTACGAATAGACGGGTTGCTATGAGAATAGCTCTCGATCATTTAAAGGAAGACCCCCATTATTATCAAAAACTAGATGCGGTTGAAGGTAAAAAGCCTTACGACTCCGGAATGTTTTAAGAGGACGAATTATGTCAGAAACAAAGAATGTTCGTGATTATGTCAGGGAAGATAAGTATTTCATTATTACTGAAGACTCAGGCAAGCAGACGCTATATAAGCACTCTGCCAATACAGATGACGATACTCGTATCTTTATAGCGGAAAATGCTTTAGAAATGAAGAACTATTTCCGTACTCGCAATCTAGGCCATATTCAGCTAGAGGAAAGGAAAGAGGAAGCTGTGGACAAGCCACTTACAGAAGCCAGTATGTTCCAGGGTGGACCCGATAACGTAACGCAGGGTAATTCTGCTACAGATTATCGAATGTATCTTGCTGCTGAGTTGTTTGGATCTACCTCTTTCGCTAGCCAGATGCCTACAGCGGACACCCATCAGGACGTTCCGAATATTATGTTTACTCAGGCCAATGAGGGTATGGGTGAACTTCGTCCTATGGGCGATACGCCTCCTAATATGTATGAGCAGAGCATTAGTCGTCAGCTAGTAAATCTTTCCAAGAATCTATTCCGTGCAGGACGCATGGATGAGGCTGCAAAGATCGTTGACGCGATGGAGAAGCCAGAGAACGCGGCTGCAACGGTTCTTGAGGCAGCAATGGCAACAGACGGTAAGGTTCCTGCGGAACTAACCGAGGAACTATACCAGACAGCGGCTGTTCTAAATAGTCTTAACGGGAAATAATTTATGATATATGAAGATCTAGTAAAACAGATCGTTGGGGAGCTTTTGGGAGAAGAGGCTGCTAAAGAAAAGCCCACAGAACCCACCCCATCTGAAGACAAAGAACTTCCAAAACCAAATGATTCGGAAGTTCCTTTAGCTCCTAAGAATAATGGTGCTGTTACGTTACCAAACGGACGAATTGCATTTGGATAAAGGATAATATATGGCAATGACACAGAAACAGGCTCTAATGATTGGTGAAGGAATTACCCACAAGAATATCCTTCCTAAGTTCGGGACTAACAACAAGCAGAATTCAATGCTTGAAGATGCTATCGGAAAGTTCATGTATGGGCGTAAGCCTATTACTGAGAACGATGCCGTAGGTACAAGCACAGGAAATATGGAAGCTACTACCAAGACTAGCGACATTCCTCTTCCGGTAGAACCGGGAGATGACGCTAAGGATTTGGCGGCTAGTCCTGTTAAGTAACATATTTATCCCTTTTATGGGCGGGTAAATTTGACATTTAAAATCCATTGGGTTTACAATAAGAATACATGATCATACCCGCTCCATAGCGGGTATCGTCATTTAGAAAATATATGAATGAAACTACAGAACTGACCATAAAAGATATTGATACAGTATTAAACGAGAGTATTACATCTTGGCTTAATGAAGCCCAAGAATTAGACCCTCTTTTTAAAGATGAACTCTTAAAGAGACTAGATAAGTATAAGTTAAAGGTAAGTACTATTGTATTAGAATTACAACGTAAATACCTTAATGAAATGATGAATGATATAGAATGGGAAGTAGAGGCTCGTCGTACATTACGTAGAAATTTCTTTTTTATGGAACCATCTGAACAAAATCAGATGTTTAAGATGTTAAGTACGATTAGTGAGGAAAGGCTGACCAGATTGGAACGCCAAATGGCCGGATTCGATCTTCCCGCTAACGTAGAATTCTCCATTCAGACTTTAGCTGAAACTAAGCTACCCACAGAGGTTGTGGACAAGGTCAAAGACCTTTCTCCTGCTCGTAGGCGTAACCTTTCAAACGTTATGAGCCAGATGATCAAGAGTATTGAAGAAAAAGATGCCGAAGAGAAAAATAGTAACTCCTGAAGAATTTACGGAAGAGGAATTATTAATTGCCCGTAGTTCTTATGGAGACAGCGAGCTTGCTCAGACGGAAGCTGAAAAACTTCTCAGGGAAAGACCCGAGATAGCTCAACAGCTCGTAGAGCAGTATCTAAAGAGCAGTATTAAATGGGATGACTTTACTCCTGTTGAACGTAATCTGCTTCTACAGGTTTTGATCGAAAAGAAAGCTATCTCAGACGGGGAGAGCGATGCTATTAAAGCTCTTATCGAAGCAGACTTCGTAAGAACGCCCCCAACACCAGAAGAATTCCTAGACAACCCGGAATACCTTGGCCCGATTGCTAAGACTGTATATCCGTATTGGCGAGAGAATCTTTTATATGCTCTTGATCCAAAAAATGAAATTCACGAAGTAGCTATTAAAGGTTCTATCGGATCTGGTAAGACTTACTTCGCTATTCTAGCCCAAATGTATAAGTTGGCGGTTCTTTCTTGTCTAAGAAATATCCCGGCTTATTTCGGACTCTCTGAATCTACTAAGATTTGTTTCGGGCTGTTCACCCTCTCTCTAACTAAGGCCGAGACGGCGCTATCTTCTGAGTTCAAGAATATGATTGGGCTGTCCCCTTATTTTAGACAGGTATTTCCATTAAAAAAGACTGTTCAGATTAGAAGGGTTTTAAATTCTATTGGAGATGATTCCTCATTCTATGAGGTCATGCTACCTAAGAATCTCATGCTCCTAATGGGTTCAAAACTACAACATGCTCTATCCCTGGCCGTCATTAGCGGAATCATTGACGAAATGAACTTCCGTACCAAGCGCACAGTCGCTATTGATGATGACGAGGATTCGGCTATCTCACTATATAACCAGATTAGATCTCGTATTTCTTCCCGTTTCCATAAACTAGGAAGCGTTCCCGGCATTCTCTGTGTAATTTCATCCGCCAAGACAAGTTCAGACTTCATGGAATCTCACACAGCGAGAATCAAGAACGATCCTCACGCTATGGTTATTGGAGGATCACAATGGGATATTCTACCTGATAAATATTCAAAAGAACGCTTCTATGTTTTTGTAGGAAGTTCTAAAAGTTCTTCCCGTATATTAACTGATGAGGAAGCAGCAGAATATCCACCGAATGCTCCTAATATTCTTTCTGTCCCTGTAGACTTGAAACACTTCTTTGATTATGACCTGAATAGTGCCCTGCGTGAACACGCGGGTATTGCTACTTCTGGTATGCACTTACTATTCGAAGACCCACTTATTATTAGCAAGTCTTGGGATAAAGAGCGCAAGAATCCTTTCAAAGAAGAAGAAGTAGAGTTAGGGTTAAGAACGAATAAAACAATCATGGACTATATTGATTGGGACGAGCTATTTAGAGACGCAGGATTCGCAGTAATCCCCCGACACCACCCAAGTATGTTGCGGGTACTGCATATCGACCTTTCCAAATCCAACGACGTAACAGGCATTTCAATGGGTGGTGTTTCTTCTATTGTTGAAAAGATTAGTAAGAATCCAGAAGGCCAATATAACGTAAAACAACTATCTCCTGAATTATGGATGGATTTTTCTATAGGAATTAAAGCTCCACAAGGAGATCAAATTGACTACGAGAAAATACACCAGTTTATTGCCTTCTTGAGAGAGTCTCGTTTCAAGATTAGATATATCACATTCGACCAATACCAAAGTGTAGGTCCAATGCAAATGCTTATCAAGAATGGTTTTGAAGTAGGTAATCTATCTGTAGATAAGAACGATTTACCTTATATCTATCTTCGTGATATGATTATTAACAAGAGTATTAGTATGTATAGGAATACTATCCTAGAAAAAGAGCTTATCCACCTGACCCACGCCTTCACCAGCGGCAGGGCTAAGGTAGACCACCCCGTAGCCTTCTCGGATGGCACGAAAGGCTCCAAGGACCAGACAGACTCTCTGGCGGGGGTAGTATTCAATGCTATGGAGCTTCTGGTTAATGCCGGTAAATTCCCTGATACGTCTAATAGCGAACTCTCTAAGGGTATTATTAGTAATCTATTCCCCGCTATGCAGATGGATAGGGCAGCGGATGGTAATGTTAAGAATGAGCTTGATCAACTTAATCAATATACACAGTATAGATCTCCTTTTGAAAAGTAGGTAATATATGGCAGAACAAAATCAAAATCCCTCTGTTTCGCCCGTAACGCAAGCCTTACAGATTCTATTTAATAGATCCCCTCGACATATGGCGATTCTCAAAGGTGAGAATCAACCAGGGGACACTAAGTATGGTCTTGGGGATAGCCTAGAAGATAGGCTAAGTCAAGTATTCGTAGGATACCAAGATGTGTCCACGGATAGGGTAACGAAGTACAGAGACTTTGACCGAATGGATCAGGAATCAACTGAATGTCATACGGCTCTTAGTATCTTTGCGGAAGAAGCTTCTCAGCTTGATAGTAAGACGGGTCTTAAGATGTGGGTTGAGTCCCCTGAGAATGAAAAGATCGCTGAAGAACTTAATGGAATGTTCCAGCGTATTAATATGGAAGCTAAAGCTTATGGTATGTATAGAAACATCGCTAAATATGGCGATTGTTTCATGTATCTATTGCTAGGAGCTTTTGGTGTCCATGATATGTATTTCGTTCACCCCTCTAGGGTTATACGAGTACAGGATGACGGACTTCTAGGTTTCAAGTCAAACGATCTATCTCAGCTAGTACAGGTGGACAATAAGAATAGCCTATTTAAGCCTTGGGATTTCGTACACTTCCGCCTATTAGCCTATGACCAAGAGAACGTCTATGGCAAGAGCGAACTAGACAGTCTACGGAAGGTCTGGAAGCAGCTTTCAATGCTTGAGACAATGATTTGTCTTTATCGTATTGCTAAGTCAGTCCAGCGTAATATTTTCTACGTTGACGTAGGGCAGGCAAGCGGTGCTGAGACTACTCAGATCTTAAAAGAGTATGAAAAGTTCCTAAAGAACAAAACTACCTTCGTAGATCCTAAGACCAAGGAATTCAGGCTTGACTTTAACCCTGCGACAATGCTACAGGATATTGTTTGGCCTACTCGACCAAACTCCTTGTCCAAGGTTGAATATCTTCAGAACACTAACCAGATGGGACCACTAGAGGATCTTGAATATTTCAGAAATAAGATTCGTTCTGGCTTACAGATCCCCAAGGACTATTTTGATGGCGAATTTGCTAGTGGTCTATGGAGGGCTAATGACGCTCTCCAGCTACAGGACAGGCGTTTTGCCCGTAAGGTAGCTAAGTTCCAAGACGCAATGCGGGACGGTATGATACGCCTATGCCAGATCCATTGGGCTGTAACTCACGGTGAATATCTTGATAGCAAGATGTTTGAAGTAAGAATGGGAACCCTTTCCGATTCTTCTGACCGTATGAGGGAAGAAATCATTATTCGTAAGGGTCAGTCGCTTATGTTATTGGCCGCTGTTGCGGATGCTATGGGATGGAACAAACAGGTTTGGTCAGACTACCTACTTGATCAGGTATACCCCCTACCGCCCGAGCTTAGGGATAAGCTATTCACACCAGATCCGACTACACTTCTTGCTTCGCAGGAAGGTATCCAGACCATTAAGAACATTAATGCCTCTGGAGTCGATCCAGATGCGGTTGCTGGTGTCGTGGGTAGCTCAACAAAAACAAAGGCTAGCCAATACGTTTCTAAGCGTGGTCAGGGTAGTTTCATGTCCCCTGGTGGTCGTCTAGCCAGCTTTGGCAAAATGTCCTCTGTTCCAGAAGTTAAGGTTGTGCCTCCTTCTACGGGGCAACCCCTTACAGAACAAGAACTTAAGGGTATTAGGGAATTCCAAGAGGACATTAAATCCCGTCTTGTAGAGGTCGCAGGACCAACGCAAACAACGTGGAAAAAGAAAGTTAAATGGGATAAGCTTTTTGAGATGGGCTATCCGACAATAAAAGAAGAGGAATAATATGTTAAATAAACATGCCTTTATTGATAGAGTGAAAGATAATTTAAAGACAAAATATACAGCCAAGGAATTAACAGAAATTATTGAGACATATAATGATTTAATTTTAGAGGCTCTCTCCAGCGGAGAGGAAGTATTTATGTCTGGTTTTGGAAGATTTTATGTTAAGGTAAGTAAACCTCGGATTATTAAGAATCCGGGTATTGTCTGGATGCAAGGAAAAGACTTTAAATCCAAAGAGAAATTAAAGATTGGTTTTCGTCCTTCTAGTGCAGCTAATGGTACTTTAACTAAACTTCATACCGATCTAGTTGAGAAAACTAAAGGCCAGTACTAGGTTTTATTGATTTTTCAATAAAAAGACAATATTTACGTGTATAAATTTACTATAGTTACGGAGAATTACTATGGACAACGAATTTAATAATATCGACATACCCTCAGTAGAAGAATTTGTTCAGAAGAAACGTTCTTCGGGTCGCTTGATGGAGTCGGTTAAAAATAAGCAGGAGGCAGAAAAAGCAGCCTTGCGTAAAATTAAGCAGAAGGCTGGCGTGGTCGGCCCTCTTAACGAAGACGCCAACCCTCCTATGAAAGAATTCGTTAGTCAAGTTAAAAATGACGCTAACCGGGAAGGGGAACCCTCGGATCTTCTTTGGCAACCCGTTTCCATTGACCAGATCATGTCTCTTTACCCCCAACAGACCGCGATTTCAGATGTTAATACGGTAATCTCAGCCGCGAATCAACAGCCGGGGGTTTCCCTTCCTCTTGTAGGTCCGGGTGACAAGCGTGGAGAAATGTTCGTTAAGGCCGATAAGAGCGGTGGCTTTCTTCTAGCGCATGGTGACAAGAATCCAAAGGTATTCACTAATCCGGGATTGAATTCAGATGGAGATAACGATTGGGATGACAAGGGTAAAACAGCCGTTCCGATTACTTCCTCGTTTGAAAGGCCACAGATTAATCAAACAGATCTTCGTCATATCGTCTCTTGTATGGCGGAAGACATTCGGAGTCTAAAGGCTGAAGTTAAGAGCCTAAAGGAAACCAAGGTATCTCA